CTGGTACTGGCCGTGCCTGCACTGTGGTCACTACTTCGAGGGGCGCTTCTCGCAGCTGGTGTGGGACACGTTCGACAAGGAAACCGGCGAGGTCTACGACAAGGTCACCGCATCCGAGACCGCCCGCCTGGTGTGCCCGGGCTGCGGCGCCAAGATCCATCCCGATGAGCGTCACGAGATGCAGCAGTGGGGCATGTGGATCAAGGACGGCGAGTCGGTGAACAAGAAGGGTCAGCGCGACGGCCGTGGGCCGCGATCGACCATCGCCAGCTTCTGGCTCAACGGCATGGCTGCGGCGTTCACCAGCTGGCCGCAACTGGTCAGGACCTACATCACCGCCGAAGAAGAGTATGCGAGCAACCAGTCCGAAGAGATGCTGAAGAAGTTCTACAACACCGACCTTGGCGAGCCCTACCTGCCGAAGGCCGTCGGCGAAGACCGCCTACCCGAGCATCTGGCTGCCCGGGCCGAACCCCTGGACGAGAAGCACGTCCCGCTGGGAACCCGCTTCCTGGTGATGCAGGTCGACGTGCAGAAGAACATGTTCGTGGTGCAGTGCCACGGTATTGCCCCGGGCCGCCCGTTCGACATGGTGCTGATCGACCGCTTCCAGATCCGCCAGTCGAAACGTCGAGATGGCGAGACCGGCGAGCTGCTGTGGGTCAAGCCAGCCACCTACGCCGAGGACTGGGACCTGCTGATCGAACAGGTGATGGAAAAGACCTACCCCCTGGCCGATGGTAGCGGCCGGCGCATGGGCATCAAGTTCACCACCTGCGACTCGGGCGGCTACTCGAAGGAGAAGGGGCAATCGGTGACCGGCATGGCCTACGAGTTCTACCGCCGCATAAAGCGCGAGGGTATGGCCGGCAAATTCCACCTGGTCAAGGGTGACTCTACGCCAGGCGCCCCGCGTGCCCGCATCACCACGCCCGATGCTCAGCAGCGCGACAAGAACGCCGTGGCGCGCGGCGACGTGCCGGTTCTGATGCTTAACTCGAACGTGATCAAGGACATGCTGCACTCGCGCCTGGACTCGCTGGAGCCCGGCAAAGGGATGTACCGTTTCCCGAATTGGCTGCCAGACTGGTGGTATCAGGAAATGACGGCTGAGACGCGCGGGCCGAAGGGTTGGGAAAAACGTGCTCACGCGAAGAACGAGGCATGGGATTTGTCGTACTATTGCATCGGCTTGTGTGTGTCGCCCCTGCTTTTCGTCGACAAGATCGACTGGTCGAAGCCGCCCCTTTGGGCTGCAGAGTGGGACACCAACATTCTGATTAGCGCCAAGGACGAACCGAAGCGCTTCTCACAGCCGGCCAAACCCAAACACGATTTCGCTAAATTCGCCGAGGCCATGGGATGAACTGCTCAGGATTTACACCAGAAATGCTCGCCGAACTGCGCAAGGACTATGCCTCGCTCATTTCCGGCAACAAGCCCCGCGTCATCGTCGACCAGAACGGTGAGCGGGTGGAATTCATGGCGGCCAATGCGGCCCGCCTGTACCAGTACATCCAGGAGGTTGCCGCCTGCTTCCCTGACCCATGCGGTGGCCCGCAGGGTCGGCCGTTCAAGCCGATGGGCTTCCTGTTCTGATGGGCGCTCGCAAACAAGGGGTGACAGTCACCCAGGCTAACGAGGTGCCGGTGCAAAAGGCCCTCGGCGGGGCGCTAGAAGGCGCGAGCCAGACGAGCCGCGAGACTGCCTTGTGGCAGCCGTCGATGTCGTCCCCCGACCAGATCATCAACCCGGGCAAGGCGATGGCCGACGCCCGTGGCCGCGACATCGTCCAGAATGACGGCTATGCGACCGGCGCCGTGGCGCTGCACCGCGACAACATCGTGGGCGCGCAGTACCGCCTCAACGCCAAGCCCAACACCGTGGCCCTGGGCGTCGATGAGGAGTGGGGCGATGCGTTCCAGATCGTCGTCGAGTCGCGCTTCAACAACCTGTCCGACTCCCAGGACTGCTGGTTCGACGCCTCGCGTAAGAACACCCTGACCGGGCTGGTACGCCTGGGCATCGGCAGCTTCCTGATGTCGGGCGAGGTGCTGGCCACGGCCGAGTGGATCAAGGAGTTCCGCCGTCCGTTCAGCACGGCCATGCAGATGATCTCGCCGGCACGCCTGTGTAACCCGAACGATGTGGCCGATGACCAGTTCCTGCGCCGGGGTATGCAACTCGACTTCCGGGGTCGCTGCACCGCGTATCACATCCGCAACGGCTACTCGGACGACCCGTATGGCTTCGTCTATCGCTGGACCCGTGTCCCGGCCGAGAAGCCGTGGGGCCGCAAGATGGTGCTGCACATCGTCGAGCAGCTGATGCCTGAGCAGAACCGCGGCATCGCCGACATGGTGGCTGTGCTCAAGCAGATGAAGATGACCAAGAAGTTCCAGGAGATCACCCTGCAGCAGGCGGTCGTGGCCGCCACCTACGCAGCAGCGATCGAGTCGGAACTGCCATCGGGCATGGTCTTCGAGCAGATGGGCGGCGGGGCTCCGAACTTCGACGGCCTGAATGATTACCTGGCCAACTACATGGACCAGCTGGGCGCGTACCTCAACGCGTCGAAGAACATCGCCATCGACGGCGTGAAGATGCCCCACCTGTTCCCGAACACCAAGCTGAACATCAAGTCGCTTGGCACCCCGGGCGGCGTTGGCGATTCGTTCGAGCGTTCGCTGCTGCGCCACACCGCCTCGGCGCTGGGCCTGTCCTACGAGCAGTTTTCGCGGGACTACAGCAACACCAACTACAGCTCGGCCCGGGCCTCGATGGGCGAGACGTGGAAGTTCATGTCGGCGCGCAAGAAGATGGTGGCCGACCGCATCGCCATGTTCGCCTACCAGCTGTGGCTGGAGGAGGAGTGGAACGCCGGCCGCATCCCGATCCCTGCAGGCAAGACCAAGGCATGGTTCTACGAGCCAGGCGTCAAGGACGCGATGTCGCAAGCCACCTGGATCGGTGCAAGCCGTGGCCAGATCGACGAGCTGAAGGAAACGCAAGCTGCTATTCTGCGGATCAAATCGGGCCTGTCGACCTACGAGATTGAATCCGGCCGCCTGGGTCTCGACTTCCGCGAGATCTTCCTGCAGCGGGCTCGCGAGGAAAAACTGATCGCGAAGCTCGGCCTGTCCTTCGCCATGGACGCCGAACAAACCGCCAGCGGGGCCAGCGCGCAAGGCACGCTCAAGGACAACAAGAGCGACCCGAAAAACACTGACGATGACGAGGACTTCTGACAATGCCGACCCCTTTGGCGCTGGCCCGGCAAATCGCAACTCGCGTGCATTTGCGCGACATCATGATCGCCCCGCAGGCCGACTTCGCGGCTGATCTGGTGCAGCTGTCCCAGGCCGACAGCAACAACGAGAAGGCGCGCGTCACCGAAGCCCGCATGGACCTCGTCGCCATGTACGGGCTCGACGGCTACACCGAAAAGCCGTTCGCCTTTGCCAACGGCATCGCGGTCATTCCGGTGCACGGCAGCCTGATCAACCGCTTCACGCACAGCTGGGGCTTCATCACCGGATACAACTTCATCCAGAACCAGCTGCGTGCCGCGCTCGACGATGACGACGTGAAGGCGATCGTATTCGACTGCAATAGCCGCGGCGGCGAGGTCAACGGGCTGTTCGAGACGGCCGACGAGATCTACCTGTCGCGCGGCAAGAAGCCCCTCGTGGCCATGGTCGACACCGACTCTTATTCGGCCTGCTACGCCGTGGCCAGCTCGTGCGATCGCATCATCATGACCCCGAGTGGTGGCGGTGGCTCGATCGGCGCCATGTGCCTGCACATCAGCATGGAAAAGATGCTCGACAACTTCGGTGTGAAAGTGACGCCGATCTTCTCGGGGGATCACAAGGTCGACGGCAACCCCTACAAGGACCTGCCCGAGGCCGTGAGGCTTGACATCCAGAAATCGGTGGACGAATCTCGCGCCAGCTTTGTGTCGCTGGTGTCGCGCAACCGCTCCATCGCGGAACAGGTTATATTTGACACCCAGGCGAGATGCTATCGGGCGACCGAGATGCTGGAGCTGGGATTGATCGACGACATCCTGACCCCATCACAAGCTGCAATTCGCTTACTCAACGAGCTGGATAGCTCACCCGACGACATCGAGGACGATTCCATGACCCCAGCAGAACAACTTGCCGCCGCTCAGAAAACCATCGCAGCTCACGCTGCAGCACCTTCTGCCGAACAGCTGGCCGCAGCCCAGGCCCTGGTCGCCGCTCAAGCCGCTGCGCCGGCCGCCCCGGCTGCCGCTGCACCTGTAGCCGCCCCAGCTGCTGCCGCCGCTCCCGCAGTTGCTGCACCGGCCGCCAGCACGGCCGCTGACCCAGCTGCCGCCCAACAGGCCGAACGTGCTCGCTGCCAGGGCATCATGGGCTGCGACGAGGCCAAGGGCAAAGAGACCCTGGCCAACCACCTCGCCTTCAACACCAACATGAGCGTGGATGACGCCAAGAAGACCCTGGCCGCGTCGGGTCCTGCTGCCCCTGCTGCCCCTGCTGCTGCCGCACCAGCCGCTGCGACCGACGGTTTCAAGGCCCACATGGACGCTGACGTGCAGCCAAACGTGGGTGCTGATGCCGACCCGAGCAAGGCGCCTAACGGCCAGGCCGAGAACCCTCTGCTGTCGGCATATGCGCTGGCCAATGGCAAGCCGCTCGGCGCGTGATAAAGTTCATCCCTGACTGACCAGATCCTTCGAGGAAAAACCCATGCCTAACGATATTGCAAGCGGCGAAACCGCACTCGGTACGTTCACCCCGGTCCAGCTGTTTGCCGGTGAAGCGCCGATCATCACCAACGACTACGAGCTGACCGCCAACGTGGCCAAGTATCAGATCTGCCAGCTCGATGCCACCGGCAAGATCGTGGCTGCCGGCACTGCCGATGCTGTCGGATACGTCATCGCCAGCCAAGCCGGTGTTACCGGTGACCGCATCGCCTTCTTCGAGGGCGGCTTCTTCAACCACGAGGCATTGAACGGCTGGCCGGCTGGCGCGACCACCTTCGAGGCACGCCGGGCATTGGTTGGCTCCAACGGCACTCTCAAAATCGGCCGTCTGGTCAACTAAACCCGTTCCGGTGGCGCGGTCGGGAGGCCGCACCCCAAACCCATCATGGAGAACTACACATGGGTCCGTTTGATCTGGTAACACTGCTCGGCGTACTGCGCGTCACCAAAACCCTGCCGTCCTTCTGGCTGCAATTCTTCCCTGACGAGATGACCTTCGACACCGAAGCCATCGCGATGGACAAGATCAGCGAAGACTACCGCCGTCTGGCTCCATTCGTGGCGCCTAACGTCCAGGGTCGCGTGCAGAAACAACGTGGCTTCAGCACCGTCAGCTACACCCCGGCGTACCTCAAGCCGAAGGATGTGGTCGACCCGAACAACAACTTCTTCTCGCGTAGCGTCGGCGAGTCGCTGGCAACCGGTAGCCTGACCCCGGAACAGCGCTACAACGCAACCGTGGCCAAGCTGCTGGTAGAGCAGAAAATCAAGATCGACAACCGCCTGGAGTGGATGGCGGCCAAGGCGATTCAGGATGGCTCGGTTACCTGCGATGGCGTCGACTACCCGCGCGTCACCATCAACTTCAACCGTGACCCTAGCCTGACCCGCGTGCTCACTGGCACCGCGCGCTGGAACGACACTGCGGCACATCCGCTGAACGACATCAAGGCGGCCAACCGTGCCTCGAACGACCTGTGTGGTGCGACCAACCACCAGATTATCTTCGGCACCGACGCCTTCGACTCGTTCGTGGCCTGGATCCTCGCCAACGAGCTGAAGCTGATCGACACCAACTACCGCGGTTCGCAGACCAACCTGGCGTTGATCACCAACGGCTTCGAGGGTCTGGAATACGCCGGCCGCGTTCAGGGCCTGGCCGGTGGCGCTGGCTTCGACTGCTGGATCTACTCGGCGAAGGTGACCCTGGAAGACGGCACCCAGGAAGCTCTGCTGGCGCCGAACCGTGTCATCGGTGTGTCCAGCATGGTGGCCGGCGTCCAAGCGTTCGGCGCCATCAAGGACAAGAAGGCTGGCCTGCGTGCGCTTCGCTACTTCCCGAAAATGTGGGAAGTCGAAGACCCAAGCGTCGAGTACCTGATGACCCAGTCGGCGCCGCTGATTGTGCCTCGCGTCACCAACGCCACCTGGTCGCTGACTGTTCAGTAACCTGCTAAGCTCGCCTCACCGCCGCGCCTTCGGGCGCGGACTCATTTGAGAAATGGAGATCCACCATGCCTAAACGTATCCCCCTCGGCGCCATCGGTGTAACCCGTGACGGCAAGACCGTCTACCCAGCCATCGGCACCGCCACTACCGGCGAGCCGTTCGACTTCACCGCCGACGAGCTGGCTGAGATCGCCAAGCTGGAAAAGGCCTCGGGCAACACCTTGGTGCGCAAGCTGATCGTCGAAGACACCTCGGGCGCTGACACCAGCTACCAGTCGAACGACGACACCAAGGTCATCCTGACCCTGGCCAACACCAAGAAGGAACTGCAGGCCGGCGCTACTGCTCGTGGTATCGAATTCGTTGAAGGCGACTCGAAGGAAGTGTTGCTCGAAAAAATCAACACCTTCGACGCCGCTCAGTCCGGCGAAGACGAAGACCTGTAATGCCTTTTGACTTCGGCGCCGCCAAGAAGGCTACCCGCCAGACCGTTATGGAATTTCTCGGGATGGACGCCTTCTACACGGACTCAGCCAACACCACACCGGTCGCCATACGGGCTCGCTGGCACACGAAGATTGATCGCTTCGGTGACAACGGCAACCTGGGCTATGCCGAGGTGATCGAGGGTGTGTCCCGCCTGATCCTACCCGTGGCCAGGGCCCGGGAGATAGGCGTCAAGCGCGGCGGCGTTGTCACCTTCCCACAGCTCGACGGCAAATCCGTGGTGCTCGAAGAGATGGAGCCGAAGGACGGGCCGATCGAGGAGATCTGGACGGTATCCTCGGCATGATCGAAATCGAATCCAACCCCTTCCAGGGTCTTGAGCAATACTTCGACGGGCTGCCCGGTATCACAACCACGGCGGCCCGTATTGCTTTGAACGACACCGCGCGGGGGCCGGCACTGAAGCTGGCGCGCTGGCAGATGAACCAGGAGATCAACTTCCCGAACGGCTACCTGAACAAGGACCGCCTGTACGTCGATCGCCTCGCCACCAACGCCAACCTTGAGGCGGCCATCTCGGGCCGTGACCGCGCCACATCGCTGGCCCGCTTCGCCACATCCGGCACAGTGGGCAAACGCGGCGGCATCACGGTGCAGGTTGCCAAGGGCAACAGCACGCTGCTGAAGAAGGCCTTCCTGATTCGCCTCAAGCGCGGCCGACAACTGGACGGCGCCAACTACAACGTGGGTCTGGCCATCCGCCTCGGCCCGGGCGAGACCATCCAGAACAAGACCATCCCGCACACTGCCTCGGCCAGCCTGGGTAACGGCGTGGTGCTGCTCTACGGCCCATCGGTTGATCAGGTCTTCAAAGGCGTGGCCAGCGACATTTCCCCGGATGTGGCCGATGAGGCCGCCACCGAGTTCTTCCGTCAATTCACGAGACTGAGCAATGGCTGACATTCCCCTGCGCCTCGCAATCCTGCAGCGCCTGACCGCCCTGCTGGAGCAGATCAACGCACCCGATCACGCGGGCGTACCGTACAACCTGGTGGGTCAGGTGTTTCGCGGGCGTACCGAGTTCGGCGACGAGACCGCGATCCCGGCGCTGTCGATCCTCGAAGCACCGAACCCCGACCTGGGCGTGTTCGCCGGCAACAACGAGGCTTTCCGCGACACCTGGGTGCTGCTGATTCAGGGCTGGGCCGTCGACGACAAGGCCAACCCGTCCGACCCAGCGTACTACCTGGCCGCCGCCACGCAGAAGCAGCTCAGCCGTGTGGTCGCCATGCGCAGCGACGGATCTGGCCGCGAGCTCGACCCGGTGAACTACCTGCTGGGCAATAGCATCGTCGGGATGCAGGTCGGGCCTTATGTGGTCAGGCCGCTTGAAAAGGCAGCATCAGCACGGGCGTTTTTCTACTTGCCCATTAGAATTAGCGTTGCGCAGAGTATTGAGCATCCGTATCTTACGGCCTGACGCCAGCGTCCAAACTCGCACCACTTGAGGGATCTGCGATGAACAACCCAAACGGAAAAAACTACACCCTGGGTCGTGGCAAGCTGTACTTCGCCATGTTCAACCCGGGCACCATGACCCCAGGCGGTCGGCTGTATTTCGGCAACACACCGGAATTCACCACCACCACCGACAGCGAAGAACTGGAGCACTTCGACTCCGACAACGGCGTCAACGAGAAGGACGATTCGGTTACCCTGTCGACCACTCGTAGTGGCTCGTTCACCACCGACAACATCAACGCCGACAACGTCGCGCTGCAGTTCCTCGGTGCGAAGTCGACCCTGTCCAAGGTCTCGGCCACCGCCATCAGCGAAACCATCGTGGCGCGCAAGGGTCGCTACTTCCAGCTGGGTAAAACCCAGGCTAACCCGGAAGGCACCCGGATGATCACCAACGTGGCCATCACCGGCCCGTCGCCGGCAACCGACAGTGTCACCCTGCTGGACAACGTCGAGCTGGATCTGGAAGGTGGTCGCCTGTACATCGAGGTCGATGCGCCAGGTATCACCGAGGGATCGACCTACACGGTGACCTACGACCAGTCGGCCTACACTCAGGCGCGCGTGATCAGCTCCAACCAGGATATCCGTGGCGAGCTGTTCTTCGAGGCCACCAACCCGAAAGGTCTGCTGTTCGACTACACCTGGCCGTATGCCAAGCTGACCCCGAACGGCGACTTCAACCTCAAGTCGGGCGACGATTGGCAAGCCATGTCGTTCAACGTCGAGTTCCTGAAGAAGTCGGGCTACGAGACCGTTTACATCACCGGTCGCGCCACCACCCCAACCCCGTAAGGAGCAGGCATGGCACTCGCGGATTTCCAAGCTGAACGCCGCAGCGTCATGGTCAACGGGAAGGCCCTCTTCAATGTGGAGGGCCTTTCCCTTGATACCTTGGCGTTACTCGTCAGCACCCACATGCCAGATCTCGAATATGTGTTCGGCATTGTCGTGCACGGCGAGAAAGCAGGCGAAAACTTCCAGCAGCAGATCGCCCGGGTCGCAATGGGCCTGGCCAGTCAAGCCCCGGGCCTTGTGGCCAACATCATCGCCATCTGTAGCGGTGAGATGGTCGGCAAGGAGAACCCCGAGGCCGAGGCGATCAATGCTGAGTTGATCAAGACGGCCCGTCGTCTACCCTTCCCTGCACAGGTCCAGGCGCTGGAACACATCGGTGCCATGACCTTCGAGGAGGCGGGTGGCGTAAAAAAAGCCATCGAGTCCCTGATGAACTTGCTAGCGCGCTTGCGGACGAAGCCGCTCAAAAGTCCGACGGATCAGACGACTCAGGGCAATCATTCCTAAATCTGTACCTTGGAATCCGTCGTGACGTTAGTTTGCTGATGTCCGAGGGTCACCGATACGCAAGACACTATCGCATCGGTATGATGTGGTCGGAAGCACGCATCGCACGGCAGAGGGTCAACGCGAAAGCGATCCAAGATGCCCTGGTCTTGCAGTCCGCCATATCGACGGTGATGGGTGGACAAAAGGCTCACCGCCAATTCTCCAACCTGCTCGATAGGATTCGATCCAGTGACTGATCAGACCCGCAACGTTGAACTGGTCATCAGGGCCAAAAACCTGACGAAGAAAACCATCGGTGACGTGGCCAAGGATATCGGCGACGTTACCGATGCCCTCGACGATCAGATCGCCGCCAGCAAGCGCGGCGAAGGATCGCTCAAAGACCTCGAAAAATCCTATGGACGCCTCGAAGACGCGATGAAGTCGTTGCTGCAGCAGCAGGCGGCCATCAAGACCTACGAGGCCCAGCAGAAGCGCCTGGAAGACCTGACCAAGGCCCAGGCGGCCGCTGTCACTCGCCTCGAAGAACATCGCGCCAAGATGGAGGCGGCCGAGAAGGTCACCAAGCGCCAAGAGGCCCAGCTGGCCAGCTACGAGCGTGCCGTGGCCAAGGCGACCACCGCGATCGACCAGCAGGCCGTTCGGCTGGCCAACGCCGGCAAGGCGGCGCAGGAGCTGGGCGTGGAGCTAAACGACCTGGTGGGATCGCAAGACCGCATCCTCGCGGCAGGCCGCCAGCTCAGCACCCAGTACGACCGGCAGGCCGAGGCGGTGCAGAACTTCGCCTACGAGTCGCAACGCGCCGCCCGGGCCCAGCAGGAAATGGCCAATGCCGCTGCGTTCGACAAGGCCGCGCAGAAGGCTGCCGAGCTCAACCGGGCTGGCGAGTATGTGCGCTTCTGGACGACCGAGCTGGACAAGATGGACGCGGCTCAGCGTGAGGCCGCCGCCAGTGCCGACTTCAACAAGGCCGCGCAGAAGGCTGCCGAGCTCAACCGGGCCAGCGAGTACGTGCGCTTCTGGACCGAGCAGTTGGACAAGATGGACGCCGCTCAGCGCCGGGCCGACAACAGTCAGGCCCTCAACGACATGGCTGACCGTGCCTTGGCTGCTGCCCGTGGCTACCGGACCCTCGGCGATGCCAGCCAGCGCTTGGTGCAGAACAACAACAACCTGGGCAAGTCGCTGCGCGAGATCCTTGATCCGGCCGGCGCGGCCCGCACGACCCTGGCTGGCGTCGAGGAGGAACTGCGCTCGATCGACGCTGCCGCGACAGCGGCCGTCGGTCCGATCACCAATTACCGCGAGCAGGTCCAGGCTCTGGCGGCTGCCAACAAGGCGCTGGCCGGGCAGGCCTCGCTGATCGACACGTTCCAGAAGCAGACCGTGGCGGTCCGTGAGGCCCGGGCCCAGTTCGTGCAGAACCGCACAGCGCTGCAGGAATACGCCGCCAGCGTGCGTTCGGCTGAAGCCCCTACCGCTGAGATGGCTGCCGAGCTAAAACGTCTGGAAGCGGCGCTGGCGGCCTCTGCAGCCCAATACCGATCCAGTGTCGCCGCCGCGCGCACCACGCAGACCGCCCTGCGCGAAGCCGGTGTCGCCACCAACGACCTGGTTGGCGCCCAGCAGCGACTCACCAATTCCGCCAAAGGTAGCGTCGGTGCACTCAACAACCTCAACTCGGCGATGGCCAAGTACGGCACCGAGACCCGGGAAGCCAGCAACGCCACCAACCTGTTCGAGAGCAACGGCCGCACCGCCCTGTCGTTCATGCAGCGGATTCGCGG